CCGATGACATCGAGTTCAGCCAGTTCTCTGGTGCTGGACAAATCACGGCTGGCGCCGGTATGACCAAGAGTGGAAACACCCTTGACGTCAACACTGCTTCTGCTAACCGTGTTGTTGTTAACGCTAACAACATCGACCTGGCTACTCACGGTACTGCCGGAACCTACAACGGCTTGACCGTTGACGCTTATGGCCGTGCCTCTAGCTTCGTTACTCCTACGACGCTTGCTGGTTATAGCATCACCGATGCTCAGCCTCTGAGCGGAACCTTGACCCTGATTTCAGGTCTTGCGTTCAACGCCAACGAGATGGTCTACTCCGTCAGCTCCACCGAGCTTGGAACCACCTCACTTACCAGCTATGCACGTAGCCTGCTGGACGACAGCAGTGCTTCTGCCGCTCGTACGACTCTGGGTCTTGGCAACATGGCCGTTCAGAGCAAGAACAACGTTGACATCACTGGCGGTGTCATCGACGGTTGCGCCATCGACGGCGGAACTTTCTGATCCACTAGGATCTTTACCTGGGGCCTTCGGGCCCCTTTTTTAATGCCTTGGCAAACTAAGAAGTCCTTACATAAGGGTTTCAACCCGCTAGATAGCAATGTCTGAAAAGATTCAACTCCGCCGTTCAGCCGTAGCAGGCCGAGTCCCTACCACCTCCCAGCTTGACTTGGGTGAGATTGGTATCAACACTAATGACGGCAAGCTTTACATCAAAAAAGATGACGGTAGTACTGAGTCAATCGTGGAGATTGGTGACACTGCTGACATCGAAATCGACATTGATTCCCAGCCATCTGTTGTATCAACAGGTTATCTGTATAACACGTCTACGTCTGGCAACGTTGCTTCTGCTAGTACCGTACACCTGAACAGTTCCACATGGGCTACCGCCACGGTTATTTATGCTTCTGTGGTGAATTCCAACGGCAAACGTGTTGATGCACAGGCTGAGGAGTATTTGCAGCCAGGCGCTATTATTCTTCTGCAGAACATGAAGGGGACCGGCGCTGCACACCTGAAGGCTAGGGTGACTTCGGCATCGTTTACCAGCACGACGATCACGATCGGAATCACCTCCGTATCAGTGGCTGGCTCAACTCCAGGATCTCTTGATAATGTCAGTCTTGGTGTTATCACCACGACCAACGCTTACAGTATCGAGCAGGCTCTTGGGTTTAACGTTGATGACGCGACGGGTGTTGGTGCATTCACCACCGACGAGCTAGCTGATAACGCTACACTTAAAGCCACTCTAGAGACTCTTGGCTCCAAGGCTAAGCTTTTGAGAGAAGGGCTGGGAGTTAGCGTTGGCGATGCTGACCTCGGTACCTTCGCTGGCAATACTATTGAAGACAACCAAACGGTTAAGGGGGCATTGCGCGACCTTGAGAAAGGCATTGAGCGCGGAGCTGTTAGTGTAAACGCAACACGCTATAAGTTCTCCACGGCGACAGGTACTGGCCCTGGGACCGGGAAGCTTCGCTATGATGACACGACTCTCAGCAGTGTTGCCACGATCTACCTGCACGAAGAGGATCGTGACGGTCGGGACATGAAGGTGTTCTTTGATTTCATGCTGAAGAAAGGCGTGACGGTCTACGTTACTAACGGAAACGATTCCGCCGACGTGCTTAAAGCCGATCTGGCAAGTGACGCATCCTACGACACCAACTACTACACCCTGAGTCTGACAAACATCGAGGTTTCTGGAGCTATTCCAACCGCCGACGATGGGTTGACATTCGGCTTGGCCATTGGGCCCAGTGTTCGCGCTACGGGCCAGCTCTCGTTAGCAGGCAACACGATTCCGCTGTACGCCAATAACTCCGCAGCAAAGGCTGGGGGATTAGTTGACGGAGACGTTTATCGTGAGTCAAATGGTCGCCTTCAGGTCGTGTTTACCTAAACGACAGGGCTAATTCTTGGCATACTAGGAGGTATTTGCGTTCCTCCTAGTGCATTTAAAAAAATTACCGACCTGGTTTGTCAAAGGTGACAGCCGCAGAGCCGCCTACTACACGATTCAAGCTCGCGAGCTTCGTGCAAAAGGGTATGTTGAAGAAGGCGCGAAGGCTGAAGTCAAGAAGCCTATCGAGCGGCAGCCTGAGATTGTAGTGGAAGCAGGTGCATCTGCTTACGATAGCACCGACGCATTGCAGGAGCCTCAGTCCGACGGGGAGACCATTGAAGAGATGACCAAAGCCGAGCTTCTCGACTGGGCGATGGATCAAGGTCACGACTTGAAGAACTCTTTACCCAAGGCTGAAATCTTTAAACTTTGCAAGGAGATCGAAGAATCTGCCTAATTCTCATCAATCCCTCAGGAACTATAAGTTAAGAGGGTTAACCCACTAATCTAAATTACCATGGAAGTCACCTACTCGGATGGCCCGCGCTATATCGATGGTATCAACATCGACATTGACGTTAATGCCGCAAAACCGAAGGTCATTGCAGACCAAGAAATCTCAGATCCCGTTACAGGGATTGGCGGACTTGGCTATGAGCCAGGTCAAAAGAATAAAGACGGAGGTGATCTCTGATGGACAAAGGAGTTGTTGCCATGTTTTTAGCGACCTGTCTTGGCGCCGGGTCGTGCATGGGTGGATTTGAAAACTGGAGCCAAAGCAACTACTATAGAACAATTATCAAGGACCCTGGCTTTTATCATTTAGTAGATGATGTCGGAAATCCTGTGAGCCAAGACTTCTACGAGTCGAACGACTAAGTCTATCCTCGAAGCATTAGGATCTACGATAACGGCTACATATCCTTGCACATCATACTCACTTGAGACGGGACAGGCTACCATCAACCTGCCAGGCATTGCAAGGGATTCAGTCTGAGCGCATTCGCCAAAAAGAAAAGGCCCTCCAAGGACGCGCATATCGGGAGAGAGGCTGTGTGGTCCAGACTTTCCTGGAATCTTGTCAGCGGGCCTGACCCAGATCCCTACCATAGAGTTAAGTTCTTCCCAGGAGACAAGCATTAATCCGTATGGCCTGTGACTGTAGAAGAAATCCTCCATGTGCTCCCAGACCTGTTCCTTCAGGTCTTCCTCGTGAGCGAGTCTTTCTATAATACTTTGACGAGGTACTGGCAGGCCTAGGATAAAAGAAGGAGACCGCCAGATAGCGAACCCCGTCAGAAGTGACGAGATAACTGTAAGAGCTACGCTGGTTTTCCAAATGGCTTCTTTTACACTTTTGGGGACCGTAGTGTATGCCTTTGCAACGGTATCTTTCCAGGACATCAAGCCACCGCTCAGTGGGGGATACCTTAGGCTACTGAAAACGGCAACCTAGAAACGACTCGAGGGTTATCATGGCTGCCAAATCTCGCTCTGCTAAGTACTACGCAAGCAACCCGAAGGCACGGGCTAAGAAGGGTTCTTACGACAAGAAGTATCATTCGACACCGTCTAGAAGAAAGTATCGCAGTGAACTTAATGCTGCAAGGAAGAAACGGAAGATTTATGGAAAAGGCGGAGCAGATATGAGTCACACGAAATCTGGAAAGCTAGTAAGGGAGTCCGCTTCCAAAAACCGTGCTCGCAACGGTGCCAACGGTAAATCAACCAAAAAGTAATCATGTCACTCTACAAGAACATTAACAACAAGAAGAAGCGCATTGCAGCCGGGTCTGGCGAAAAGATGCGTAAGCCAGGCGCCAAAGGTGCTCCTAAAGCGTCTGCATTCAAGAAGGCTGCTAAGACTGCCAAGAAGAGGAAGAAGTAATGGCTGCCAAGAAGAAGGGCGCCATGAAGGGTTGCGGCATTAAAAATGGCTGCAAGTCCAAAAAGGGTGGACTCACGGCCAAGGGTCGTAAAAAGATTAATGCCAAGACGGGCTCCAACTTGAAGGCTCCTGTCACTGGCAAGGTCAAGCCTGGCAGTAAAGCCGCTGGTCGGCGCAAGTCTTTCTGCGCTAGAAGCCGTAGCTGGACAGGTGAGCGTGGCAAGGCTGCTCGTCGCAGGTGGAAGTGCTGATGGCTTTACCTTTATCTTCAGCTCAAAAGCACTCTTGCAATTGTGGTAAGCGCAAGGGTAAGAAAAA